CCAGAGGATGTAGACACAAAAGCAGATGATCATGCTTACGATGCATTGAGGTATATGTGTATGACAAGATTAGTGAACAGTCCTTACTATCATCCTAAGTTTAGAAAACCTAGAGAGTTTGATAGGTATGTTCCTAATGATCCTATATTTGGGTATTAAAAATGGCAGCTAAAAGACCAACAGATTTTTACAAAGTATGGCAGTGGTATAAAGAGCCACAAAACCCTTCTATTAAAGGAATACCTGTTGCTCAAAATTTGGAGCAATTATCAGAAATAGAAAGCGTAAAACAATTTTTAGAAAAAATAGATAGAGTATCTTTTAAAGGAAGTATTGCTGCTATACCTATGAATGAAGAAATGTCAAGTAATGTATTTAAGCTACTTAAAATTTTAGAAGAAACTAAAAAAATAGATCGTTTTGCTTATACTTATTTTCTTACTCAATTTACTACAGGGGCTAGAATAGGTGATTTAGCTAAAGCAACTAGAGAAGATAGACCTAAATTAAAAATTAAAGGTGTAAGAATTTCCGATATAGATTTTGGTAATGGTATAATAGAATTAGAAACTACTAAAAAAAATAGACCTAGAATTGTAAAAATGATTCCTACATTAGCTGAAGAACTTAAATTACATATAGATACATATGGATTAAAAGATGATGATTATTTGTTTTTTGATAAAATAAATGGTGAAGAATGGGAAAAATCACATAAAAAAAATACTAATCATAGAGCAAATAGAACAATAAATTCTAAAGGATCAAATAATACGTTTCTTAGTAAGACTTTAAGACAGGCATATTTTAATGCTTTTAATGAGCAAGCTCCAAAAGGTTTTGGTACACATGAGTTTAGACGAGGTTGGTTTACACTTTTAGCAGGTATTCGTGATGCTAGATTTTTAGCCATAAATGAACTAGGAGTATCACAGCTTGGAGGTCATATGGACCCTGATGAAAGAAAAGCGTATGTAAAAGCAATTACTAGAACAGGGGAAGGTATTACAGATGTAAATTTTGGTAAATCTCCTTTACTTAAAGAAATTTTAATTGAAACAGACCATATGATGAAACAAATGGCTGCTATATCTACAGGATATAGTAATTGGAATTTACATAGACCCACTACTAGCTCAGGTAGAAAAAGATATGCTAAAAAAACTGATCCTAGCTACGTTACTTTAAAAGCTCAAAACTTTAATGAATTAGAAGGGGCTGTTAGAAAAATATTAGGTGGTAGTTCTTCGTTTATAGGAACTGATGCAGACATTGAAGAAGCAGGTAGGCTTTTTCCTGATATGCCTAGAACAGATGTTGATAAAAAGCTTGCTCAAGCGGCAGCAAGAGGATGGGCACAGTATGGTTTTGCTAAACAGGCGGTAGATAAAAAAAGAATAAAAATAGCAGAAGAATTTATAAATCTTGAAAATAATCGTTTAGTTAAATTTAATAATAAACTAACACCAAATATAATGTCTGGTATAGTTGAAGATTTATTTGAAAGTAAATTTAATCCTGCCTTTTTTGATATTGCTTCTGAAAAAATAGATGAATTAGTAAGAATAGGTATCGGTTTTGAATATCCTGCTACACATTTGCTAGACCCTTTACTTTCAGATAAACCTATTGCTCCAAAAATTCCTAAAGGGTCTATTGTAGGGGGTAAATTACCTATACAAGGTGCTGGTATGTATTTTGATGATGCAGGTTTAGCCGATTTAGTTACTGTAGGTAATCGATTAGATCATGCTAGAAAACCTATGATTAAATTAAACCCCAATGTATTAAGAAGTATATTATATAAAATTTTAGATGAAAGTTTTGCTCAACAAATGTCTCATAAGCTTATGGCTTCTACACAGCATTTTGATTTAGGCGTTGATGATTATAATACACGTGCTGAAATTAGGCAAAGAGTTATTTGGAACGCTTTAGATAAATACGAAGAAAAATTTTCTAATTTAAGTTCAAGAAATATTGTACATAATATTGAACAAGATAATAGTCTTTCTAGAGTTATAGCTCAAATAAAAAACAGTACATCTAATGCTTTAATGAGAGCTGAGTATAGTTATTTAACAGCAGATGAATTAAAAAGAATTGTTGATAATTATCCAGATGTATTTCCTAAAGATACTTCAAAAATATTAGATCATTATAAAAAATATAAGTCGCCAATAAATCAAGAATTTATATATCGTGCTCGTTTAGAGCCTTATTTAAAATATTTATCTGAACAAGGTGTTTTACCTGAACATACTTTTACTGCAGGCGTTAAAGAAGATTATAGAGAATTATGGAGACATCCTCTTAGAGCACAAGTAAATTTACTAGCTCCTGCAGATTTTACTAGTAGGAGATTTACAAACAGGGCACAAATTCCTTGGGTGTATGATTTAAGAACAAGATTATTTGATACAGAATTTGGTACAATGGGTTTTGCAACTCCTGAAAGAACTTCTAGTGCTCATATTCTGCCTAGTTTTGATTGGCAAAAATTAAATCTTACAATAGGTAAAGGTGCTATAGATGTAGAGACAAAACAGCCTGTAAAAGAAACAAATGTAAATAAAGCTGTTGAAAAGTTAAATAAATATGGTGGAACAATTAATAAAACAAAATGGGGTTTGGCTGCTGGGGCAGTTGCAGCAGAAGGTGCAATAAAAGGTCTATTTAATATGGGTTTACTTGCAAACCCTGTTGTTGGGGGTGCTGTAAAAACGGCTGGTGTAATAGGACTTAATGTAGGTATTGAAACTGCATCTCAATTTGCTTTTGCAGATTTTGCAGGACAAGGGCAGGGATTTTATAATGATAATTTAGATAATCCTATTATATTATCTGATGGAAGTGCTATATTTCCTAATGTATCATATAATAACATGCAACAACAGTATGATCAACTTACAGATGCAGCAAAAGCTGAACTTCAACTTTTTGATTGGGATAGTCTAGGTTTAGGAGATTTAGAACAAGTAGATACAGGTATAGTTAGAAAACATGTAGAAGAACTTAAAGATTTAGGTAGAAATCTTGGCATAGCAGGGTCTGCTATAGAAACTGTAAGTCCTGTAGGATATAATCTTGGAGTATCTGCCGCAAGAATAAAAACTACAGATATACCTGGTCCAGCAACAAGGATGCAAGAAACTATAGAAGAATCAGACGAACAAGAAAGAACTGATCCTGAATTAAAACGATTTAGAGCTGCTGTAACTAAAGAAAATTTAGACAAAATAGCAAATAGAGATAGAGAAAGAGTAGAACGTTTTGAAAGGCAGTTTGGTAATACTTTTAGTGATGATGTAGACGAGACAGGTTTACGTTATGATAGTCCTCCTGAATATTGGAGAGAGGCAGGTGCCCCTAACCCTAGAGGGTATAGACCAAACGAATATGTAGAAGCAAGAGATAGATTACGAAACATAGAAAAAGAAAAACAAAATATTATTGATGAAAGATATGGTATCGATGAAATAAAAGATACTGAGGTAGACCTCGTACCTGACTTTTTAAAAAATGAGGAAACTGAAAGACTATCTACAGAAGAGCAAGTAGGTAATTTATTTAATCAACAACCACAAGGAGAAAACAATGCCGTTAATGGGTAAATATAAGCAAGGCGACCTTGGACAAGAAAATGAATCTAAGCTTTCTAGAATGAAGAAAGAAGGCTGGGATAAAGCTTCTGTGTCTCATGGAGCTGAAACCACTGTAGATGGTGGTAACTTATCAGGCATGAATAAGAATCAAGTAGATTCTAATTTCAATGCTTTAGCTGACAAAAAGGATTATTAATTATGGCTGATTTAGGTGAACTCGTAGGCACTGACGAACAAGAAGATATCACTAATAACGATATGGTCGGTTTGGCAGGGTATATACGAGGTAAGTATAGAGAATCTGAAGATGGTCGTCTATCAGACGAACAACGATGGCTCAGAGCTTACAAAAATTATAGAGGAACCTCAGAAGATAGTGAGGATTATAGAAAATCAGAACGATCTAAAGTTACTGTAAAGATAACTAAGGTAAAAGTATTAGCTGCTTTTGGGCAGTTAGTAGATATTTTGTTTTCACAAGGTAAAGTTCCTATTTCTGTAGAATCTACTCCTATGCCTGAAGGTGTAGAAGAATATGTTCACCTACAAACACCTATAGATCAAATAACAAACCAAACAGACCCTTATGGGTATGAAGGAGATGGTAGGGAATTACCAGCAGGAGCTACTGAAGCTACTGAACTAGAATTAGGTCCTTATGCAGATGATATGGCTCAAGCTAATTTAGCCGCAGGTCCATCTAACATGGGGGAACCACAACTATCTCCAGCTAAGGAAGCAGCTAGAAAAATGGAAAAACTTATCCATGATCAATTACTAGATGCTTCAGCAGTTTCCGAACTCAGAAAAGGAATTTTTGAACAGTGCTTACTAGGTACTGGTATTGTTAAAGGACCATTTAATCATACTAAGACTATACATAAATGGTCTTCAGACGATGAAGGTAGATTCTATGATCCAGAAGAAAAAGTTGTGCCTAGATTAAGTCATGTATCTTGTTGGGATTTATATCCTGATCCTTCAGCATTAAGCCTAGAAGATGCAGAATATATCATAGAAAGACATAGAATGAATAGATCACAATTACGTGCTCTAAGAAATAGACCTTTCTTTGATGTAGATGCTATTGAATCTTGTCTTACTATGGGAACAAATTACGAAGAAAGGCATTTTGAAAACGATTTATATGCAGATAATGATCCTATCTACAATGAAGATAGATTTGAAGTATTAGAATATTGGGGCGTATTAGATGCTAAAATGGCAGAAGAAATACAATTAGATTTACCAAAAAATACCTCAGCTTTAGATCAAGTGCATGTAAACGCTTGGATATGTGGTAATGAAATATTAAGAGTAGTATTAAATCCATTTGTACCTGAAAGATTACCTTATCAAGTATTTCCATATGAAAAGAACCCTTACAGATTTTTCGGTATAGGTGTTCCTGAAAATATGGAAGATGCACAGCTACTAATGAATGGTCATGTTCGTATGGCTATCGACAATTTAGCATTAGCTGGTAATTTAATTTTTGAAGTAGACGAAAACATGATGGTACCAGGTCAGTCTATGGATATATATCCTGGTAAAATATTTAGGAGACAGTCTGGAGCTCCTGGTACTGGTATTACAGGAATTAAGTTTCCTAGTACAGCAGTAGAAAATCTTCAGATGTATGATAAAGCAAGGCAACTTGCTGACGAAGAGACAGGTATACCTAGTATTGTTCATGGTCAAACTGGCGTGACTGGTACTGGTCGTACTGCAGCAGGACTATCTATGTTAATGGGTTCAGCAGGTTTAGGCATTAAAACTGTTATCAAAAATATAGATGATCATCTTCTTAGACCTCTAGGAGAAAACATGTTTATGTGGAATATGCAATTCTCAGAGGATGAAGATGCAACAATGGGTGATTTGGAGATTAAACCTAAAGGCACAACGTCTGTAATGATGAAAGAAGTAAGGTCACAAAGATTAACTATGTTACTACAAACTGTAGCTAATCCTATGCTTGCTCCTTTTGTAAAATTACCTACGTTGATTAAGGAACTAGCAATAGCTCAGGATATGGAACCTGATGAACTAGTTAATGATATGAACGAAGCACAAATATTTGCTGAAATTTTAAGAGGTTTAAATGGACAAACAACTGGCGAAGAGGCTGCTGCCTCTGGTGAACAACAACCAAACATGGGAGCCCCTGAAGGAGTTCCTGCAGGAGCAAATCCTGCTGACCCAACAGGCGTTGGTGGTGGCACAATCGGAACAGGAACTACGCCAACTCCAGGGGAAGGCGGCTTTACTGGGAATGTTACTCCAATTACAGGACAGGGTGAGGGCTGAAGCTAAACGTGACGACAGAAACTAAAACATCATCTAGCATAGCAACAGACGCAATATATAATTCTATGCCTACTATACGTAGGGAAGTAATGGAAGATGTTTTTAATACTATAGCAGGGTTTGAAAGCAATAACCGATCTATAGATCAAATAGGCGATAGTGAAAGAGGTCAAGGTATATTTCAATTTGAAAAAGGTATGGCATTTGGGGCTCATACTGGTCTTCAGCGTTTAATAAATGTATTGAGTAATGATAAATTACCTGATTTTGTAAACCCTATACAACTTGATGATAATATAAGACAAGAATTAATTACAAAAGCAAAAAATTTAAGAAAATTAAAAAATCCAGATTTATCTAAAGAATCAAGAGATTTTCAAAATCTTTTAATGTTAACAGATAAAATATTTCACAAAGGTTGGTCTATGCAAGATATATCTGATGGTAAGGTAAGCTATTTTGATGCATATATAAAAGGGCATTGGGCAGGAAGTAGTCCTACAGCTTTAGAAAAATATACAAAAAGATGGAAAAAAGAAGGTCATAAAATGTTTTATGATAAAGCAAAGGGCGGTTTCATAAACATGCAAGAAGGCGGAAAAATTGATCCTGATACACCAGTAGGAATACCACCAGGAGCTGATCTTGATCCTACTATACCAGATGCAGAAAACCCAATAGATGCTTTACCAGATGAAGGAACAGGATTTTTAGCACCATCACTTACTTCTAAAGTTTTGCCTGATGAAACAGTAGATACATCTCCATCATATGTAAGTCCTAGAACAGTACCATCTGTAAATACAGACGAAGGGTTTTATGCAAGTAACCCTGCTCCTGGTGAGACTATGGATGAATTTACTAGAAGGACAACTAGATATGAATTACTTAATGAAAACCAAGTAGAATCTCAATGGCTTAAACCACTTCCAATTTTAGAACAAACTTCTTATACACCTCCTGAAGATTATGTAAGCCCTAGAATATCAACTTCTTTTGCAGATGTATTTGGCTATGGTGGTGAAGGATCAGGTGCAGGAGATTTTACTAATCCTAATAATTTTCCTACTACTCCTGACGATTCACAAGACACTACTAAACAAGACGCTATAATAGAAGCATTTGGTACTTTTTCAGACGCTATGGTTGCTTGGGAAGCTTCTAAAGATGTATATAATAAAGACTACAGTTCTTGGCGTTCAGAAATGATTAATTATTTTGAGGCTGGTGTACCTGTAGATGAAGCTTTAACTTTAATTAGACATAAAGATTATTATCCAGATTGGATGACTCTTGAAGAAAAAAGAACTCAATATGCATTAGATAAAGCTTATGGATATGTGGATGCAGATGGAAATGTTAGTGAAACTTATACTATAACAAATGAAGATGGTAGTGTTACTACAAATAAAAATACATGGGATTCTGTAGAGTCTTGGTTTACAGATTTAGGAAAAACAACATTATTTACTTCTGAAGATCAAACTTTTAATGTAACTATAGGTAATATTGCAGATGATGCTTTTGCTGCATTGATAACTCAATTTTTTACAGGAGATACAGAAAAAGCTTTAATAGCAGGTGCAGGAAGTTTTGCTGCTACTAATGTTACAGACATGGCTATTAATAAAGTTTGGGCTGCTGGTATACCAGAAGGTTTAAAAAGTTCTTTTGATGGTTTTGTAAAAGAAGGTATGTCTTTTCAGGAAGCCGCAGCAACTACACTAGATGAAGAAGCTTTTAATGAATTAGCAGGTCATGCTAAAAATATGAACGCTCTAATGACTTCTACAGCTACTATGTTAACATCTTTAGCATTAGGTGCTGATATGGAACAAGTTCTTTTAGATGGTGCTTCAACTGCTGCTATTGTTTTAGGTACAGATGTTGTAGGTACAAAACTTTTAGAAACTTTTGGTTCAAGAGCTGTAGAAGATTATGCTAGTTCTACAATAGCTGGTGTAGGTGGAGGTACACTTTCTGCACTAGTAGCATTAATTAGAACTGGAGATATAAAGCAAGCAGCTATTTCAGGTTTAGCAGGAGGTTTATTAGCTGCAGGAAACCCTTTAGGTTGGGCTGTTATGGGAGTTCAATTACTTATGGGGTTAGGCAAAAGACCATCTAATAAATCTGGTTATGCATCATTTGATTTTGATAAGTTTGAAGTAAATAAATATTCTCAAGGAGACTATAATCCTGATAAAGCAAAACCAGAAAATGTAGAATTTGCTGAAAGTTTATTACAACCTTTAATACCTTATCTACAAGAATTAGAAGAAACAACAGGTTTTGATTTTAAAGGTGATTTACAAATACATTACTCAGAAGCTTCTGGTAGAGGTATTTACTATACATTAAGTGATATAAAACAAGAAGGATTATCTGCTCTAGAAATGTTTTTAAATAGACCAGACTATTTTGATGGTAAAGATCAATCCACACAAGATGGTGGTAAAGTATATCGTAGGCGTTTTTCTGCAGATGAACAAGGTATAGCGGATATGTATGAAGCATTAATGGCTGATTTAGCTTATATTGCAGAAAATCAATTATCTGATATTAAATATTTTACAGGTATTAGAAAATCACAAGAACAGATACAACAAGAAATTAAAGATTTTGGATTTGATCCCTCTATGTTGCAATTTTATCGAGGTGGTAAGATTTCACTTGACAAGGGTGGAGATGTACAGTATAATAAAGGTAATTATGGACTTGTCAACAAAAAAGGCAAAGCTCCGCCATCTGCAAGGGCAGATGATGTTTCAATGACTTTAAAAGAGGGAGATTACGTACTCTCTCAGCCTGCAGTAGCCCTCTATGGTAAAGATACTATAGATCGTATGCTCTCAAGAGCTGCTACAAAAGCAGGCAAAAATTTAAAAACTGGAGGTAAAGTTCCAGTAAATGTACACAATGGTGAATATATTATACCAAAGAATTTAACGAAATATATAGGCTCTAATGTTCTCGAAACGATGAACAACAGGGGTCTTATGTCAGTTGGTGAAAGACCCAACACTTAGTTGACAGCTACTTGCAAGCTAGACGATCCTGATCCTGAACCGAACCCTGCTGAAGAAGAAATTCCAGAAGCAGCTACTTCTAAGGAAGAATCAGAAAGCTTTGTAGAGCAGACTACTAAATCAGAACAACCTGAACACGACTACAAAAAGAGGTATGATGATTTAAAAAAGCATTATGATGCTAAAATAGAAGAGTTTAAAGGTAAAGAACAAGAACTTTTAGATTTGGCAAAACAAGCATCAGGAGGAGGTGTTAATTACACACCGCCTAAAACGCCTGAAGAACTAGAACAGTTTAGAGAGCAATATCCTGATGTATATAATGTTATTGAGACTGTGGCTCATTCTCAAGCTGAGAATAAAACCAAAGCTCTGCAAGATGAAATTAAGGACTTACAAGGAGACCGACAACGCCTAACTAAAGAAAAGGCAGAACAGGAACTTCTTAGACTACATCCTGATTTTATGCAGATTAAAGCAGAAGAAGAATTTGGTACTTGGCTAGAAGAACAACCACCTTCCATAGCAGATGGAGTTACTAAAAATAACACTGACGCTAAATGGGCTGCTAGAGTTATAGATTTATATAAAGCCGATAAAGGTATTTCTCGTACATCAAAAAAGCAAGCCACTAATACTGCTGCTGACTTTGTTCCTACTACTAAAAAGTCGGAACCAGCCAAAGGCAAGAAAGAGTGGAGTGCTGAGGAAATCAGGCGGTTGACACCGACTCAATTTGAAAAGTACGAAAAAGAAATCGACTTAGCAAGAAGAGAAGGTAGAATCCGCTAGTTTATTAACTTTAACTAGAAAGGGGATTCGATTATGGCTATCGGAACTGCAGCAGGATATACTAACCTGCCTTCTGGTAACTTTTTACCAGAAATTTATAGTCAAAAAGTTCTTAAATTCTTCCGTAAAGCTTCAGTTGTTGAGGATATTACCAACACTGACTATTTCGGAGAAATTGAAAATTTTGGCGACACAGTTAGAATCATAAAAGAACCAACTATCACAGTTTCAGCATACACAAGAGGTTCCTCTGTAAATACTCAAGACTTAGCTGACGATGAAATTCAATTAACAATCGACAAAGCTAATGCATTTGCTTTTAAAGTAGATGACATTGAGGAAAGACAGAGTCACATCAACTTTGAAACTTTAGCTACATCTTCAGGTGCTTATGCACTTAAAGATAGCTACGATAGTGAAGTTCTATCTAACATTCAATCACAAGTCACATCAACTAACACATATGGTGCTGATCACGCAACAAACTCAATCGACACAGGTTTTGACACTAGTGAAATTGATCCTGTAAACGTACTTGCAAGACTAGGAAGACTTCT